TGATCTTTATCAAAGTAAGGAAGTTTAGATAAGCTTCTAAATTGTGAACGATTTAATTTATGTCTATGTACAACATACTCACACTCTTCCATTGTTGTAGCATTAGGGTCTGGAAAGAAATCCCATATACTTACAAACTCAATGCGCGGTACACGTACTTCTAATGGATCATATGTGCGCTCACCATCTTCATTAGACCATCTATTTAAAGTTTTATTAAAATTAAATGGGCCTTTTACAATTCCTGTTCCAAACAATGCTGATTCAAATAATGCGTTTCTTATTTCACTAGAACCATTAGATTCTTCTATTTGATCATGTATTAGCTTTTCCATTCTCCTTGCTGCTTGTTGAGCAGGTTTCATTTCAGGAATTTGTGGATTAGCCGATGGGCCTATAGTTAAACTATCAGCAGCTTGTTTATCTAATGATGGTGCAACAGTTAATGTTTCTCCTGCTTTTAAATCTCTACCATCTCCTTCATAGCCTACATCAAAAGGATTTGTTGATTCTGTAACATTATCATATCCACTAGTATCTGTACTAGTTTCAATCCCCGGAACAGGATTGTTAATATCTAAATGTGCAATTTCAGGTACACCTTCTGGTACTTTAGTTTCAGTCACACCTATAGGAAACTTATTGCCTCCGAAGATAACATCTACTAGTTGACCAAAAGCTGCTAATACTTTTGTCTTAGTTACTTTTACAAAGACTCTTGATTTTTCTGATTCTCTAAATTTTACATTCTTAGGATACAGCCCACGATAATTGTGATAAGCTGTCATCCATCGACCTTCATCAGCATCTCTTGCCATTTCAGCAGATGAAAATCTATCTTCAATTAATCCTGCAAGACGATTATTTAGTTCAGGCTCAAGGTTTAAAGATAAACCTTCTTCATCTTCTACTTTACCAAAGTAAATGCCATCAGCATTTTGTATTAAACTATTTTCTTCTTCAGCCATATTTAAACCTTAAAAAATCACAGACGCTACACTAGGCAACGTCCATGATTAAATAGTTACTTATTGATCAGGTGTTGAACCCAAGTGTAAGAACTCAACTAAATAAGTTACAGTTGTCGCTGCCGTAGCAAGATCAGCCCCTATTGGAGTTAATCGTGCATGAAGTGTTCTTGCAGCAGCAGTATACAAAGTACTTGCTATTACAATAGCTTCACTAGTTGCAGGACCACCTACAACACCTGCTGTAGTGCCTGTACCAACAAAAGCGTTAGCACCATGACCATGTGAGTTTTGAATAATATACAAAGGTGCATTAGCTGTCCAAGTTACTGCACTACCACCGTCATCTAGAATAGCTTCTGTTGCTATAATTTGACCGCCACCTGCTGCAGTACCTAAACTAAAGTCCAAATCATTACCGCTACTTCCTCCAGTAACAATATTACCTGCAGGTATTGCAATAAGATTGCGGATTATTGTATCAGCAGGTTGTGTAAAACTAACATCAGTATTTGTATCGTCTGTTACTGCAATAGTTGCTGTAGTTACAGAAGTCATAGAAGTAAGCATATTTTCTGCCATACCTCTAACATCGCCTGTACGAGCAGAGTTTCTGCCTGTATCTCTTATATTATATACTGGATTTGCCATTGGTTATTTCCTCGCTTGATTTATAAATTATTTTACTAATAGCCAAAATCGCTATCAGCCGGGGTATAAGCCTGTTCCAAATGCAGATTTCTTATTCTACTAAATGAATCTTGTATTCTTGGTCTAGACATTATTAAATAGCGCAGAGCATCATAAGCATGATCTGGCGCGTGTGTATCCACATCTTCTGGATTAGAACGATCCAGAGGAATACTTTGTAGTTCACGTATCAGGTTAGGGCAAGTATTTAATATTTGCAATCGTGGCCTTCCGCTTTGTTGAACTTTTAAGTATTCGTGGATTTGTATTTTTCCTTGTATTCTATTCTTATCAGCCCTTCTTAGTTTATGTCCTGCTCTAACAAGTGACTCTCCTACTGTTGGGCCTGTTGTTCCTGTTCTAGCCCATGCTGCTGTATCTAATACGCCTTGAACAGAGTATGGGTCACTCAACTCCATTTGTGTTATTCTTTCTCCTAGATCTACTCCTGTCAAGCCTTTTTGATATAATTCTCTATAAATAATAAGAGTACCATCTGAGGGGTCTACTGCTCCCCATATACAAGAACTTTCCGAAGCGTAACCATAGTCAATACCTTTTACACGTTCCCAAGAGATAGGTATTTCAAAAGGTGTTACAACATGTACATCTGTTTCAAATTCCGTAAAGGCTGCGCCTTCATTAACATCCCAATTACCTTCTAACAACTGTCTGCGCTGTGTAGCAGGTAAAGCCTTTAACATTTCTTCATATCGACCATCTTTAGCCAGATATGGATTATCATCTAGTCTAGCAGGAATAAACTTTCTAGTTAAGTTATCTTCCCCTACAAAAGATTCATTAGGAGGATATGGGTCTATGTATCTCTTTTTAACCCATGTTGCTCCTACGCCCCCCGGATTAGCTGTACAACGCATGTACGGTACAATCTCAGGGTCGGTCGTTCTTAGGCGAGAAGCGAGATAATTCCATCCAAACTCAGTGGGTAAGTGAGTGATCTCGTCAAAGCCAATCCAAGAATAGGCTTGCCCTTGATACCGATATACATCAGCATCTCGCTCTAAGAAGCCGAACTCTACTTTGGCTCCGCTAGGGAAGTTCCAAAGTTTTTCTACTTCTTTGTACTTGCACCCCGGAAATGCTTTGGGGTATAGTTCTCTACTTTTATCTATAAGTTCTCTTAGCTCTGGCATTGAACGCCTAAGTATTAACGCTCTGTGTGCTGATCTATGTGCAAAGCGTAAAGGATCTATTAGCATTGCATAAGACTTACCACCACCTGCTGCACCACCATAAAGAACATCTTTCTCTGGTGCTGCTAAGAAGTCTGTCTGTGGCCCATTGTTAGGCTTAAAGATAACATTATTATTGACTTCTTCTTTTAAAGCTTTTGGAACTTGATCTAGTACATCTTCAGTAACAACTTTATTAGTTGTCTTTTTATCTAATTTATTTAATGTTTCTTTAGATGCATTTAATGAATTTCTTTTTGCATCTAATCTTTGTTTGAGTTTGGTGGCACTTTTTTCTTTGCTGCGAACTGCTCGTTTAGCACGAAGCTTCGTTTTAGTTTCTGAGTGGTAGTTATACCCTCTACCTTTTGCACCTTTTGGTCGTCCTGTTTTCTTACGGGGCGTACCATCTTTCTTGAGAATGAAGTTATTATTCTCATCAGTTAGATAATTCTCTGGATTCTCTTTCCAATCTTCCATTCGCTATAATTTTCTTTAGCCCTGTGTGGCTTAAAGATCTCCCAGTTTCAGTTTGTAACCAAAGACTTCCTTCACGTAAAGATAGTACTTCATCTTGTACTAACTTAGCAATGTTTTTTAAAGATTCTAACTCACTCTCTATAGGCTTTAAAGTTTTATTATCTTGTGCTAACTCATATCCAAATGGAATGGTGCTACTCGATCTCCGCTTTTGCATCTATAATAATCTCTTCTTTGGCAGGGAGTATAAACAATCCTCCTTCTAATTTATGATTAACATCTATCCTTTCTTGTTTACCTAGTCCTGTTCTATCTAGGATAGTCTGGGCAGCTTGTAAACGCATGTTAGCTTGAGGAACTGGACTATTAGACTCCATTATATCCACAAGTTTCATAGCTGCTTTAGGCGCGGATTGCGCGAGTATGTTTGAGGCTAAGTCTATAATCTCGTTCTTGAGTGCGTGTACGACTTGCCAGTGTCCATTCTCGGAATAACCTGCTAACCTAGCTGCTTCTTTAGGATCACCCCCTGTTTGTACAAGATGGTCTAAGAAAGTCTGCTGTTTAGTTGTTAATTCTTTTTTCATAATATACAACATTATACAGTTATTTTTCCGATTTGTCAAGCTCTTTCTGCGGTAATAACGATAATACTTGACAAAACGCTCATTTAGGTGTATAATCTATATAACCCACCCGGGTTCACTACATCCCCATAGCCCCCTCAAATCCTTAAAGGGTCAGGGAACGATGTTCTCTTCCTCTGAAGACCTTTAAAGACTTTAAAGTTCCGCGACTAACTGGTTGACACTCTAGAACCCTTTAAAATGTAGACCAACTATAATATACCCTAGTGGGGGGTAGTGGCCTCCTGCGTACCCCTTACAACTCTGGAGGTCATTGAATACTATCTAGACATTTAAAGTAGACCTATATAGAACTCTGTAAGGAACTTATGCTATAAAGACTCCAGAGACTTTAAAGTTCCAGAGATTGACATCAGGTTTACAGAGAATTCTAGAGACTCTTGAGTCTATTAAGTAACAATTAAGCTACAAAGAACTTTAAAGAATTCAACAACATAATATATTAAATAGTTATTATATATATATTAAAAAGAGCTTATAAATTTCTAAGCATAAGTGACTAAATCCCCATTGTTATACACAGGGATTCTTCAGAGAATTTTATAATCTAAGCAGGGCGTTAGGCTCCTTAAACTCCAGAAACATAACATCTTTCTTTAGCTTAAAGGGGTTCCGCGCTGAAGTAGCATTGTATAACAGCTACAACATCCATCCCCGAATGTGTCTAAGTAAGTCGATCATGTTATCTAATAATGATCACTCAAGCCTCTATAGTCATAAGCGTACTCCTTATCCGGCTGTGTATGGTTATGAACATCCTTTTAAGTTAATTGGCGTAAATAAAAAGTCCCAAACTTTGTGAGGAACTTTAATTTCCTTATAACATTAACTTAAAAGGATATAACCATGAACACACAGCCAAATAAGCAGTACATGACTATAGAAACTTTTGTTAAGAAATCATTATTAGATAACAAGCTAGACCAAAAAGACTCTGAAGACTCAGCAGTCTTCAACGGTTGGGGATGGATTAACTGCGTAGCTTACAATGCTACTTCAACACTCCTTGAGGAGAATCCATCGATTCAGAAAAAATATACTGGAAGAATATACAGCAGATTGCGAGGTACTATAATTGGAAAGGTTTCCAAAGATAACACAATCTCCGGTAAAGCATTCTTCCAGATATTTTCTAATCCGAAGAAGATAAAAGGTAACAAAGTAAAGCTAAAGAAAGAAGTCATGGACAGTTTCTGGAGTTACGGCAAAGGCCTAACGCTTCAAGAACTTACCAAGTAAGCTTCTCACTACAAAGAATCCCTGCTTTTTAAGTGGGGATTTTTTTTATTTATAGAAATTTATATTATAAAAGGTTATTAAAAATAAAAACTATTTTGTTGTAACATCTGCAGCGCATAAAAAACCTTTCGTCCCTTTGTGAGAAAGATTTTTTATTTTAAGGAGCAGAACAACAAAATAGTTTTTCTTTTACATTTAAAAATACGACAGCGAACAACGGAGGGCTTGGCAAATTATAAAATTTTATAAGGCAAGATCATTTGGCCTACAGATGACCGTGATTTTAATTTGTTTTATGTTATGCTTTGTGTTAATATTAAACTATCTAAGGAGATGCTATGGACTTACGAACTAAGAGAGATAATAATAAAGCTTTAACTATCAATGGTGTATGTCATTTGATGGCTAATAAAAGTAAAGTATCAAGTGTTAAACAATATAAACCTGAGTTGACCGCGCTTGATATTAATTCTCAAATTGCTGAGTTCTTTAAATCAGGAGGTGAAGTACAAGAAGTTACTTCAGAGACTAGAAGTATGCCTGAGTGGACTTGGTGGCAAGATACTTACCCAAAGAATTATAACAGGAGATAGTTATGATAAATGAACTTCAATTAAATCATCAAGATAGGTTAGTTAATTTAGAAATACGTTTAATTCGCCAACAGTTTCAAGAGTTTGTAGATATGAAACAAGAAGGTTTAATTCCTGAAGATAAAACTTTTGATGAATGGTCTAGACGAACTTTAATGGAGAGATAACTATGGAAGATTCTAATGTAATTGAGAAAACAATTTTAGTTAAGAAAGTCTATTGGAATAATAGACTAGATAAATTTAAACCTGTCAACATGTATGCTCATCGGATACT